ACGCCGACCACCCGCTGCGAGGTCGAAGACGCGCGACGGCGCAGCACGGGAGTCGTCTGCCCGTCGATGACTTGCGGGTTGATGATGCTCTGGCCGCGAGTCCAGTACGCGCCCGTGGAGGACTCGATGAGCCCCTCGCCCTTGTGCGACGACATTCGGTACGGCACCCCCGCGCCGGACGCGAGACGCGCCACGCCATCCCGCGTCTTGACCGTGCTCTTGTCGTCGAACTCAACGTTGTCCGCGACGGCGAGCTTGCTTGGGATGACGATGAGCGGATCGTCCTTCGTCTGAAGACCGCCCGTCATATTCAGATGGACAAGCTGCTTTTGAAGGCTCATTCGTTCACCGTATCGAAAGTGATGCCGTCAAAGAAGACATTGATGTACCCGCCGCTCTGCCACCGCACGGTGCCGTCCGCGTGGACCTGCACGGTCGTCACGCCAGTATTCGTGGGACACGGGAACGTGCAGTTGCGCAAGGGGCGGTAGTTCACCGGGAGGACGAACATCACCTCGCCCGCCGACGCAGCGCCCGTAGTGCGGTAACACAGGCCGCGAAGCTCCACGCGGCCCATCGGGTTCTTCCGATACTGCGTGGTGTGAAAGCCGGACCCGAGATCAGCCCACGGGCTCTGGAACGTGACGCCCTTCCACTTCTCAGCTTGGACGAAGGGCTGGAGGAAGCGCACCACCTCGCGCAGCGGGACGAACAGAAGGTCGAACGCGCGCTGCGCGGTCGAGTCGTTGACGCGCGGCTGCGCCGCCTCGGGAAGTGGCTGGTTGCGGCTGGTCCGCGCCATGCGTCACCAGAGAACGTCGAGTTCAGCGAGCCCCGTATCGACCACCTGCTTCGGCGTCGCCATGTCGCGGTTCTCCTTCGCGGCCTGGATTTCGCGAACGACCATCTCCCGCTCGTTCACGAGAGCGTTGACGTTCGACTCCTCCTTGAGCAGCGCCTGAATGGCCGCGTCGAGGACGATGTACCGCTCCCACCCGTTGGGGTACGAGACGGAATCGCTCGCGTTTACGAGCACCGTCGCCTCGGGGGCGTAGAGGATGGTCCCGGCGAGGCCCGCGCTCGGGGCCGGGTACAGGCGCAGCACGCTGCCCACCAGTGCGTAGCGGGGCAGCGTCTCGGGGTGCAGTTCGCGGTAGATATTGCGCTCGGCGCGCTCGTACCGCTTCAGGGCGCGAATGGTGCCGTGGTACGAGAGGTCAACGCCGTAGAGCTTGTAGAAGCCGGTTGGCAGGTTGTAGTCGCTCGTCCCAGCAGAGGTCGTGAAGCTGCTGGTCGAGGAGACGTACTCCTCGCCCAGCGCCTCCACGAGCATCCCATGGAGCTTCTGGTTCGCCTCGTTGATCCAATCCGTGAGGCGCGCGTCCGCAACGAACGAGGAGCCTGCCATGTCGGCGCGCTCTCTGGTGCGAGCCAGAAGAGTTGTCAGTGTGACGGTCGCCATGGGCGGGCTCCTCGTTCAGTTGTCAGAAGCCAGCGGGCTTCACGGCGGTGTCCTGAACGATGAGCGTCAGGAGCAGCTTCTCATCGGTCGAGAGGTCGGCAGCGGTGCCGCCCTTGTAGATCGCGATGTCCACGGTGAGGTTGTTGGTGAGGTCCGTGAGGACGTTCACCTCCCAATCGTCGGGCGTCGTCACGTCGATGACGTTGCCGATGACGTTGAGAAGCCCCTGCATCTTGCGCGCGAGGGTGATGCGGTGCGTCCCGACACCCGTGCGGGTGATGGAAGCGACGCCGTTGCCCTTGACCGCCGTGAGGTCCGAGGTGCCAGCGCCGGTCCCGCGCGCGTGCAGCATCACGACGCCGGGGACGTTCTGCTGCTCCTCGCTGAAAAAGCCGTTGATCGACATGGTGAGTCTCCTTGAGAGGGGTTGAGAAATGAGCCCCGGCACTACATCACCGGGGCTCACCTCTCAGGTGGACTTAGGTCGCCAGCGTGGCGACCATGTTCTTCGACGGCGCGTGGCAGAGCAGGTTGCCGTAGAAGGACATGCGGCCCTCGAAACGGTCAGCCCGGTACTCGCGCGCGAGGCCACCGTCGCCCGCCGCGTCGCCCTTGTTCACGAGGTCACCGAGGTGCTTCAGCTCCCAGGTGTCGAGCTGGAGCAGGCGCGCGTAGCCCACGGGCGCGTTGCGGTCGGCGTACACCTTGACGGTGCCGTTCGGGCCGCGCAGGCGGATGGACTCGAAACCGATGTCACCGACCTGCGTGTACTCGGCGTCCACGCGCGAGCCGAGCGCGAGCTTGAGGTTCTTCTCGTCCGTGAAGGACATGAAGACGTGCGACGGTTCAGCGTCCTCGCGAGCGAGCGCGGCGAGGGCGGTGATCATGCCCTCCTCGGGCTGGAGCGAGCTGATGTCGAGGCGCTGACCGGCGAGGCGCGTCACGTCCACCGAGCGGTCCACGCCGAAGAAGTTCTCCGACGACGCGGGCGCGGTGACCGGGTTCCAGGCGTCCATGCCCGCGATCTTCAGCATCGAGCCGATGGCCGTGGTCGAGCCAGCGGGGCGGTCGCCCTTGGTGAACAGCCAGTCGTTCGCGACCGCCGAGTCGGGGTTCGTCGCGGTGGTGAAGGTGCCCGCCGAGCGGTTCACCGAGGCCACGACCACGCCGCCGCCCGAGTTGCGGAGCGCCGCCGTCTTGGTCGAGCCCGTGGAGACGACGATCGTCATGCCGACCTCGATCTGGGTGATCGCCTCACCCACGGTCCAGGTGAACGGACCCGCGCCCGAGATGGCCGTCATCTGGCCCAGCTCACCGAGGCCCGACCCGAACACGTCGCGACCGAAGTCGTTCTTGAGGGTCTGGAGGGTGCCGTCCACGAGCTGCGTGAGGCCCTTCACGAACGACGCGCGGTCGCCCGAGGCCGCGAGCAGAAGCTCCTGCTCGATGGTGTACATCGCGTAGTTCTTGACGCGCGTGATGGTGAAGTTCACGTCGCGGTTGAAGCCCGTGTCGGTGATGCTCAGAGCAGACGCCTGCCCGTTCACATCAGCGAGCCCCTGCGCGCGGTCGAAGGCGGCGCTGCGCGCCAGCGAGTTGCCGTAGGTGAGCGCGTGGATGAGCGAGCGACCATTGAAGCCGCTCTGCTTCGGGATGAGCGCGAACAGCGGGTTCTTGTCGTACACCGCGTTCTGGAGAGCACGCGAGGTGTAGATAAACTTCAGGATCTTGTCAGCACTGGAGAGCGAAGCAGCCATTGTGAGTCACCTTGCGAGGCGACTCACAATGGAGCGCCCGCTTCAGGTCAGGGCATCTTCGCCGCGCTCGATGAACGCATTGATGATGTCCTGACGGGTTCTGGGAACAGATTTCACCTCAGACGGTGCCGTAGCAGCCGCATTGGTGAGCGTCCTGGGGATCGCCGTTCCAGAAGAAGGCCGTGACTCTGGGGCCTTCTGACCAGACAGCGGAGCAGGGTTCTGGCTGACAGTCAATACCTTGCTCCACTTTTCTGCTTCCTTCGCAAGCTGCGCCTCGACCACCTCGGCGGCGAGCTTGATCGACTCCTCAAACGTAGCACCCGGCAGCGTGCCGTGCTGCGAATGGTAGTCAATGAGCACGCGCTCGACCGCCTCGTAGTTCTCCAGCCCGTTGAGGTGCTTGAACTTGGCATCGGCTGACAGGAGTTGCTTCATCTGCCCGAGCGCCTGCTGGCGAGCGGTCTGCGTCTTCTCCGCGTCGCGCTCTGCCTTGAGCGCCTGAAGCTCCTGTCGAAGCTGGGCAAGCTCCGAGTCGGTCTTCGGGGCCTCCTTCGCGGGTTCCGAGGGCTCGTCGGGCTGACCGAGGAGCGCCTGCGTGTACTGCGCGTGCGTGAAGCCGAGTGCGGCGAGCGCGGCCACGGGGTTGCCCGACGCGCGAGCCTGCGCGAGCCGCTGGGCCTCCTGCGGCGAGAAGACCTTCAGCGCCTCCATGTACGGCTTGACCGTCTCGACCTCCTTGCGGAAGGCCGCGCGCTCCTGCGCGATCTTCAGAAGCTGCGGAGCCTCGTCTTTCGTCTCCGAGACGGGTTTCTCGGAGGCGACGACGGGCGGCTTCGCCTCGGTCTTCGGGGCCTCGGCCTGCTGCGCGGGCGGGGGCGGCGCGCCTTCCTGCTTGTCGAACTCTGCGGCGAGGTCGGCAGCGTTCAGCGTGGACGGCGGGCGGTACGGGGTCGATTCGGTCTTCTGCTCAGAGTCAGCCACAAATTCTCCTGGGTGTGGGTGTTACCCGCCGACAATCGGCGGAACGGTGGGAATGATGGGAGGAGGCACATTCATCGTGTTGTTGACGACCGGCCCGCCGCCCATCGGAGGCGGCGCGGGAGGTGCGCCACCGGGCGGCGTGCCGCCGCCTGGAGGCATGGCACCGGGCGGGGGCGCGGGCGGCTGCATCATGTCAACCTTCATCTTCGTCGCGAGGTCGATGAGGTTCCGCAGGAGGCGCAGGCGGTCCTCGGGGCAGCCCCGGTGACGCGCGTAGAGGTACGCCGCCGTGCCGCGCTCGATGATGAGGTCGAGGTTCTGGTACGGCTCGGGCGTCTTCACCTCGGGCTTCTCGGCGTCGAGGATGGCGCTGATGGTTGCGTCTGCGTCGTCTAGGATGGCATTACCGAGGTTCGACTCGGCCTCGATGTCGGGGAACTCCAGCAGGCGCTGCGCGACGGGCTTGGAAATGAACCCGTCCTGCTGCATTTCTTTCACCTTCTGGTAGCGGGCGCTCGGCGTCTGCGGCAGCGAGGAGGTGGGGAACATCTGCATCACGTAGTCGTCGCGCTTCAGGTCAACCTGCGCCCAATCGACCTCCAGCAGGTCGCGACGACCGGGCACGAGCACCTTGTACGCGCTCCAGCCGTACTGCTCGGTGATGAGGTCGATGGACAGCTCCGCGTAGTCGAGGAAAAACTGCTCCCACTCCTGGTGCTGCGGGGCGAACCGCTCGGACTCGATGTCGTTGTACTCGCGCAGAGCCACGGCGGCGTCGAGGCCGCTGGGCTTCTTCGCGGCGGCGGAAAGCTCGCTGATGCCGCACTCCTGAAACGCCTGCTGGCGAAGTTGGAGGACGTAGTTGAACTCCTCCTGAGCGATGGCGTTCCCGTTGTCCACGGTCGGCTTTTCGCCTACGTACATCACGATGTCGCCGCCGTCGTTGTTCGTCAGGTGCGAGGAGACGATCTTCGACCCGACCTGCACGAAGGTTCGCCCCTTGCCCTTGCGGTGCATCTGGCGGCTGATGGAGCGCACGGTCTTGTTGAGTTCGACCTGGATGGGCTGCACCGTCTCGATGACGCCCTTGCCCCAGAAACCCGTCGTGCGCTTCTTGAAGCGCAGGGTGACGAAGGGGAACGCGCACACGTTCCACTTCTCGTCGTGAAGCACGCACCCGTCGATGACGATGACGTGCCGCCCGTCCTTCGCGCCCTTGCCGCTGGGCAGGTGCCACGCCTCCCAGACCTCGATGGTGTTCTCCAGCACCTCGGTCTGCGCGTCCATCGTCGTCGCCGCGTCGAGGCGCTCCTTCTTCCCCGCCTCGGCAATCTCCTCGGCCTTCTCGGGGAACATGCGCGTCAGCACGTCACGCGGCACGTACTTCACGCGCACCAACTGCCGTGGAGCGCCGTACTGCCCGTCGAGGTCGTCCACCAGGATCTCGCTCGGGAGCACGCGCTCGCAGTCGAGCTTGCCGTCCTCGCGGGCGTAGACTTGGAGGAAGCCCGTGCCGAACTCACAGGAGTCCACGAAGACCTGCCGCGCCTTCTGGTACACCTTCGTCTCGTAGAAGAAGCCCCGGCACCACTTGTCGAGGTTGCGCGCCTTGATCTGCATGTCCCACGAGCCGCCGCTGGTGAGGAACGTCGGGCGCGGGCGATTCTTCGTCACCTTGGCGGTCAGCGTGTCCACGCACGACGCGCCCACGTTCAGGGACATCAT